CAAAGATAGAGTATTTACAGGTCGCTTATTCAGAGGCAACGTAGTTGTCAAGAAAACAATTTTAAAAAGTTCTGTTGAAGTTCAAAAAAATATGTTTACATTAGGTTCTCACCAAAATTAACAATCAACAGGAGAAAATATGACAGAACAAGAATATTTAAGCGCTATAGCTAACCTTGCTGATAAGGTGAGCAGATATCACGAAAGATTATTAGCAGCAGAGAGAGATTTAGAAAGACACATTAACAGTGCTGAACAACATCGCTGTGAAAGTTGTCAGTGCGAGGATTAATTATTCTCCAGTCTCACTTTCAGTGCCAGGCATTTTAACGACACGAATGGTTATATCCTTGGCTTTAGTTGAAGCCCAAGGATTACCACAGTCGTTACAGTTACCCGTAGCTTGTTCTTCTTCATCAACTTCTGCGTTACAATTTTTACAGTAAATTTTTACATACACTTCAGGTTTTAAAATAGGCACTTCTTTGCCTGCAACCATTTCTGTTCCTATCTGTTCTGCATCTTGTACTTTCTTACCAATTGACATTATATAATCTCCATAAAGTTTATTGAAAATTTAAGACCACTACCTTTTACTTTTACAGTGTCACCCTGTTCTAAAACTTGTGTAGTTGTAAGATGTTTAACAGCGTTATTATTTACACTTTCATCTAGTATGTGAGTTTCTACAGATGCACTACTGTCGTTAATGGATACCTCAGCTGTCACTGCACCCCCGCTTTTATTAGAAACTGTCACATTTTTTAGTATGAACGTAGCAGGTTCTGTTGGCGGTGTTGTGCTTAAATTTGATGCTGGTACAGTCGCTATGACCACTAATGATCCTGTGCCTGTTGCACTTACTCTTTTAAAATTATCAGCCAAGGAAAAAAGTCCTTCTTGTTGAGTCTTCTTTTAAATCTTCTTGAAAACCAAAATTTAATTGTTGTGTAATTTGTTCAAGAATACGAATCAATGTATCAAATTGTAAAGCTTCATACTCTTGCGTCGCTGTAGGTAATACAGTTGTGTTTATTTTAGCCATTATCTACCTCCATCTGCTTTGACATCTACACGAAGCGTACCATAACGCCAGTCAGAATCCAAAGTATTACTTGTTATTTTTACATTAGCTTGCCTAGCTCTGCCACGTAAATTAAAAAATTTTGTAGTATTATCTACTGTTCTGTCTATTGTTGTGGCTGTTTGCGTTGGATATGTTTTAAAACCCATTGTTAACGTAGCTGAACCCACTTGATTTTTAAAATCAGGTATGCCTCTACTAACTGACAATATTTTATCTCCATCTTGTATGTCAAAATCACCTGAACTAATAAATGCCACCATGGCTGATTGATCATCATTAACACCCTCTTCGTGCTCGTAAAATATAGAAGCACCTGCTGTTACACCTTTCACTGTTGGTGTAGTAGGTGTGTCTGTAGTATTGTATTTTGTTGCATATGGTCTTTGATAAACACCATAATCTGTCCAGGTAGTTCTAGCTAGGTTTGATGTATACCAGGTTTTCTCAAGATAGTTGTATGTAACAGATCTATTTATTTGATTAGAAGTATTAGATGCATAAAACCAAGTAACTTCATTAAACTCTGAGTTTACACCAGCAAATGTTTCTGGTTGTTGAGTAATAGAAAAATCTTCAAATACATAATCTTGCACACTACATGGTATTTTTTTGACAGCACCATCGTACAAATAAAAAGCATTTTGTGACATCCAATAAGCTATACCGTTTACATCTACAGCTGAGTGTACACCGACAGCTCCACAGTTAGCACCAATTTGTACAAGAGAGAAAGTAAAAGGTGCACCTACAAACTGTAATGCGTTTAGTGATGTATCTGTCCATACCAATACAGCATTACGTGATCTTACTGCTGACACAATCTTTGATCCATCTTGTATTCTAAATGATCCAGCAGTGTTGGTGGCTGTTGGTACGAAATCGTTTGTTGTTTCTTGTGAGGCAAATCGTAAAAACAAATCATCTTGCGTAGTAGAGTCACCTATTACTGTTTCTGTACCGAACAAAAATACATGTCTGTCAGGCATTGATACCAAATTAAACCTAGAGTTGGTTGGTGTATTAGAAATTGCATTTGCTCTTACACCTGTTCCGTTAGACGTGTCCCATAAAAATGTTTTGCCTTTACTTACAGTAGCGATCAAATCTTCACCAAAGTTATCAAATGACCAATTACGAGCATCAAGTGTAACTGTTGATGATGATCTAGGTGTATTCCATGCATCAACATTCCATGCATCTGTACCCCAACCATAACCATAAGCTGACTGATCTGTGCCTATTGATATTTGATACTTTGCATTTCCAGAACCGCCACCACCAGATGTTGATCCAGAGGCTGTGCCTGTGTGTGTAACCTTATAACTGTTTGCATCTACCACTGTTGTAATTTCAAACTCTGCATTCATGTCTAATCCATCAATCGCAGAAAAAGAATCAAAGGTTACAAAATCACCTTGACCTGCACCATGACTTGTGTGAGCCACAGTAACTGTTGTAGTACCATTTGTTGTAAATGGATTTGTTAATGCTGCTTCTAATCTAAGAGGTGTTACATCATATGCTGTACCCTCAGAGTATACGTAAAATTTTCTATCTGTTCCGAGAGCCGTGTATCTTACACCGTTAAGATCTGTCCAAGTATGTATACCTCTCACAACACCAATCAGTGTATCTGATATAAGTTTCTGCCAACCACCTACTTTTTGTGGTAAGCCATAATGAAATCTTACATTGTCAGAATCGACCCAACGTCCCTCTGCACCATACTCAGTATCTTGTTTATCTATACCAGGTGCTATGTTTAATTTTGTAAGTGGCATTATATGGTCCTTAAAAATCTAATTGTTATTTCACCATCACCACCAGAGTTACCTCCTGCTTCTTTACCTCCACCACCAGCTCCTGATCCAAACTGACCAGCATTACCACTGCTACCACTTCCTCCACCAGTTCCACCTGCCACTAGACCATTGTAAGAAGGTGCGCCGTTAGCTCCACCAATACTACAATTGTCTCCGCTACAAAAAGGTGCGCTGCTTGACCCAGTTTGAGGAAAACCTTGAGCTCCACTACCACCAGAGTTAAACGATCCAGCTCTACCAGCATTAAAACCTGTTGCGCCCGTGCTTGCTTGAGTTAATCCATCTGTTGTAGTAAATGTTGTAATAGCAGTAGCGTTTATGGTTGCTGCGCCAGCAGTTCCAGATGTTTGAGAGGCTATAGGTCCTTGTACACCACCTCCTGAATAAGATGCACCGCCGCCGCCTGCAAGTGAAAATAATTGGTTTGATGTGCTACCAGATAAAGAAGTAGTGCCTCCATTACCAGCAGAAGCATTGTAATTAAAACCAGGATTAGTGCCTGATCCTCCACCACTACCTATCGTAGCAGTTAGTGTCTCGCCCCCTGTTACAGCGAAAACTTTATCAGATATAAAAGCACCTGATCCACCTCCACGACCACCTTGTTCTCCACCTGCTTTATCATAGCCTAGACCATTCATTGACCCTCCTCCACCTGCAACAGCATTTTGTATATGCACTGCATTAGCTAAAGCTGGGACAGTAATGCTTTGACCATTAGATAAATTTTGAAAGCTTGTTGTTGTAAATAATGTAAAAACTTCTCTCCAGTTCCCACTGTCTTTTACAAAAATGTTTGTTACAGTTTTATTTGTAAACGATGTGCTATCACGAATAAAAAATTCGCTTACTTCTCTGAAAGAACCACCATCTTTAACATAAAACTGTGTCATGCATTAGGATGTATATTTTAACCATATGTCGCCATCTGATCCACCAGTAGGATTACCAGTGGCAACAGTTCTAGCACCGACACCGTTTGTTCCTAAGTTTGCATTTACAAAACCTTGTACGTCTGCACCTATTTCTACACCAAGATTATCTCTTGATGTTGCCTTATTTGCGACATCATCTAAGTTTTGTGATGCTTGTAAAACACCAGAGATATTAGCTCCAGTGATTTTATATCGTATAGATTCATATGTAGGCATATTATTTCTCCAATAGTTTCCAACCATAAGTTGCTCCAGAATAAACCAAAGCAAAACCTGCACCTTCTGTTGCTACAGTTAGGTCGGATGTTTGTCCATCTATCTTATGGCTATTTCTTGCAACAGTCAAATTATGTGTGTCGAAGTTATTTGCAACATCGTTAAATCTTATCTCATCTCCTACAGCAGCTGTAGCAGGTAATGTAATTGTTACTGCACCGCCTGAAGTATTTACAAATATTTTATCACCAGCAAAGGCTGTATACGCACTAGTCTTTGTTAACCAATCACTACCTTGTGTCTGTATCTCATACCAGTTTGTCCCGTCTGTAGAAATAAATACATTTCTGCCTGGATTGATGACAAAAGTATTACCCGATCCGCCAAGTCTAGCTGTTATTTTATTAGAGCTACTAGCGTTTCTTAAAAAGTATAATTTTTCTACAGCAGGGAATTGTACAATAAAATCAGATGCATGACCTGTAAATACAATAGCTGCTTGTCTAGCTTCATTATTTGCTTGTGTTTGTGGGCCGTTGTTCGTGGTCAACACATATGGGCTTGATGATGCCCCTAAATTCTTCGTGTAAACGCCTGCAATTGACTGCTCAATAGATTGTGAGAAGTTATTGTTAGTTGTATTACCCCAAGAGTTAGACTGCTCTCCAGAGCCAATTAATTCTATTTTAAGCCTTGTCGAAAATGTTGATGCCATTATGCTGCGTCCTTCCAATCCATTGTAACAGAATCATCAACCTCTGTCCACGTTGTTGTAACACTATCGTCTACTTCTTGATATGCATAAACTGCTGGATTACCACGTCCCATAGTCATTGTTACACCTGTTGGTATTACATCTGCATTTAAGAATACTTGTGGTGTACCTAACTGTATTGGTGCAAATAGGCCACTTGGTAATGCTGTGCTATCTGTATTGATTTGTGGTGATCCAATAGCAGTTGAAGCAGATTGACCAGTAGGTACAATAGTTTGATTTTGTATAGCAACTACAGTTGGCGATCCCACTGCTGTAGAAGCTGATTGACTTGGCAATGTTAGCGCAACTTCAGGTGTTAATGATCCAACGGCTGTACTTGCTTGTTGTCCAGTAGGTACAACTACACCTGTTCCTGTTGGAGTGGCAGCTCCAAGAGCCATAGTCATTGGTAATCCTGCAGGAGTTGCTGTTGCGTTTACAAATACTGTAGGTGATCCAACTGCAGTCGAAGCAGACTGACTAGGGAGTGTTAAATTAGCTGTACCAGAAAGTGTCAGTGATCCGAGAGCCGAGGTTATTGATAAACCTGATACGGCTACTGTAGCGCTTACGCCTGCTGCTGAGGCGATCGGGGCTTCGGCAAAGGCTGAATGACCTAGTGCCATAGTTTACTTCGCTGTTGTTGGTACGCCTGCTGACGATACAAAAGGTGATTCTGCAAAAGCAAGGTAAACATATTGACCTCCATCTGCGTTAAATGCATTAGGACTGACTCTCCATTTAAAACCATTAGCAGTATAATCTAATCTTGCTGTGTCGGCATTTTCAGCGTCATTATTGTCAGCTATTAACAGATCAGAAACTGGATTTTGATAGTCATCTCTTTTGGTATCCATAATCCACCAATTGTTAGATGCATCAGTTCTTTTAATAATTAAAAAAGCTGGTTTAAAACCTGTATAAATAAACGGGCCGTCATCATCGCCGTTTCCTTCATACTTTCCAAATTGACTGTAGCCTTGTATAGTTTCAAAACAGTATGCAACATAACTTTCTCCAGAATCATTACATCTACCATTTGTTCCAATAGAAAAAGTGGTGGAGGTAGGACTTGTTGAATTAAATGCATCTGTTAAAGTATTTTCAGGGTCTGAGTCATTTAAAAATAATGCTTTTGTATTACCTAAAGCTTCCAAATACATAATCCAAGCTCTGTTACTACCACCTGAACTATATTTTTTAATTAAAACAATTTGCGGTGAAGTTCCTAAACCATGTCCTACAGTAGCATTACTACCTGTGCCTGTATAAGTTACTACACTGAATCCAGCTGTAGTGTTGGCTTGGACGGTAGATGTTATTGAACCTGAAGAATTACTTGACGTTGTTCCGCCGTTAGCTTTCCATTGCCAAGCTACATAATTTTTAGCGTTTGTATTACCATTGTAAGATAATTGAACAGTAAATCCATCACTTTGAACACTAGCTATACCATTTGTATCTTGTGCAGCAGTACTGTTAGAAACTAACCTTTGTGTAACTCCTCTAGATGTATCAGCTAGAGTGTGATTTTCAGCGTCAGTTCTATTTTTTAACCAAACCCAATCTGGTTGTAAATTTGAGTTTCCATCATTTGTAATAGCTTTAGTTGAATTACCATCACCAGTCCAAGTTGCAGTTTGAAAATATGCTGATGGATCATTAATTGTTGTATATACACCCATGTTAACCTCCGTACGCTCCTATATTCTTTGTACACAATGCATAATACCCTGACGGTACAGCGTATTCGAAATTTCCATAACCATTAGCATCTGCATTGCCTGAAGCTATAGCATAAGGTGAATTACCAGTGTTTATTTCACATGTGGCTGTTGCACCACCCGTGCCTTCACCAAAAGCAAAATTCATAAAATTACCCGCAGTATAGGTAATGTAAGCAGTAGGATTCGCTTCATCATAATTGCCAGAACCGTCTGCAAATTGACCGTTCTTAGAAAGTGTAAATCTATTGTTATCACAATCTAAACATAATCCTAAAATATCGCCAGTTGCAAAAGTTCCAGCCCAACTGTTTGTAACAGAATTGTTTTTTTCATAGTATCCCGTAGATCCTACCGCAGCTTCATTACTTTGATTACCTAACGCACTTGCGCCATCCATTTGTAAATCACTCATATCACAAAAACCTACGTATGCATGTGTAACATCAGAGGTAAATTTGCACTCCATATACCATTTACCACTTGTAAATGCTTGAGTTAAAGTAACATAATTTCTGTTACTGCCACTTGTTACAACTTTAGTGTTTCCATTTGAGAAATCAACACCTCCCGCTCTTTTATCTAATGCATTAAAAGTAGCAAAAACATTAGTTGGAGAATCTTTTGTGTTTGGATTTGTTGCAATATTAGTAGTAGCAAAATGATTATTTTGCCCAGAGCTGTCTGCTCCAAAGCCACTAGCGTCTGCTGAAGAACCTGTTAATTTAAAATCTAATTTAAAACCATTAGTTCCAAATGTAACTGATGGGCTAGCATTTGGTGTCCAAACTCCGTTTGAATCTGTAGAGCCAAACGTTGTTGGGGCATAAGATTGTCCGTCTGCAATAATATATTGAGCTAAATAACCATCGAGTGTTGAACCTAATAAATGTGCTGTTGTCGAATTGACTGCCATATCATCATTTTGTCCTGGATTGTTTCTTTGTCCAAAAAATGTTTCTTGCACTCCATTTACATATAATCTAACCCTGTCATCAGCCGTGCTTTGTGTGGTATCTACTCTCCACACTATATGATACCAAGCAGTAGGATCTCTAAAAAGTTTAAGTGTTCTTAAAAAGTTAGAAGTGTATCCACCCATTAGAAGTCGATCACCTGAATCAAATTTCATTTCAATATAATTTGTATTGTTAGTGCCTCCGTCAATTTTCAATAAAAGATTTTCAGTGCTTATTTCACCTCTTTTTACCCAAAGAGATATAGTAAATGTTTTTCTGTTGCCAGCCCCTGATGGTGTTCTTGATAATTCTGTATGTGCCATTATGGTGTAAACCTTCCTGAATCTTCTAGTGCAAAACTAGATGTTAGTGAAAACGCACGGTCTGCTGTTTGCCCTTCTGCATCAGTAACACGAAGCGTAAAGTTATACGTCGTAGCAGATGTTGACGATCCACCAAAATCAGTAGTAGTTATAACACCTGTAGCTGAATTAAGCGAGCAATTTGCTTGTGAAGCATTAGTTAATACACTTGTTGTCTCAGAAAAAGATAAAGTGCTATCCCCTGTAGCTGCCACTGTTGCAACTGTACCTGAAAAATTACCTGCGATAGTTCCAAGAGAACCAGCTCCTGTGGTCCATGACGGAGCATCAGATACTGTTAGTATTGCAGAGCCAGATCTTGCCGCATTACCGTCATTGTTTTCTACACGAATAAAATAGGTACCATCTGTCGGCAGTGTAAAATTAGCTGTAATAGATGTAGCACTTGTAAATGTAATAGTATTTGCTGCTGTCACTGCTCCTGTAGTAGAGATAGCTTCTACTTGCGGGACTGATACAAAGTTTGTACCAGCTATGACTACATTAGTAGCTGTGTTAGGTATTGTGCTTGGTGTAACACCAGTAATTGTTGGTTTAGTTTCTCCAATAGTAACAGAACCACCAAGAGATACTGCTGATCCATTAATTGTTATTGCACCACTACCTACTAGACGGGCGTTTGCTACAGTTCCTGACGCAACGTTACTACCATTTAAAGCTGTAAGAGATGCTCCAGAACCAGATAAAGCTGCGCCACCTGTTATTGTAATAGTATCGCCCGATTCACCAATAGTGATCGAACTACCATTACGTTTTTTTATGGCATTTACTTTTATCTCTGACATTATCTCGCCGTTGCCACTACATTGTTTGAAGCCACAAAAGGATGTTCTGCAAATGCCCAATAAATGTGATTTTCATCATAACCATTGCTATCACCATCATTGGATCTAAATTTAAAACCATTTGAAAGAATATCTAATTGGTTATTTGTTTGTTCAACAGAGGTGCCGTTTACTTTTATACTATAGTTAGTTCTATTAGCGTAGCTAGTAAGTGAATTAAAACCTGGTCTTCTTGCATCATAAGCACGCCAGCTTTGAGTTCTTTCTGTATTTTTTACAATAATGTAAGCAGGTTTAAAACCAGTGTAAACAAATGTCCCATCAGCATTGTTGTTGCCATGATACTTACCAAACTTACTATATCCTTTAATAGATGTAAAAAAATATCCGATATAGGTTGCGCTACTTCCATTAACTGCACCTGCATCTCCTAAACTTGCCACGGTAGTGGTTGGCGTTGTATCATTCCATCTGTCAGCTGAATCTGTTTTAGCTCCATCTCCATTTAAATTTATATAATCTGTTTTTGGATCTGCAGATATTTTATGATGATATACAGCAAAATCATCAGCGCCACTTCTTTTTTTAACAATCATCAAATGTGGTACTGCACCTAATCCATGACCAATAGTTGCACCTCCTGTTCCATTGCCTGTCCATCTAACAATGCTAAATCCTGATGTAGCGTTTTCACTTGATCTGGATAAAATTGATCCATCAAAATTTGTTTGTCCAAAAGTTGCATTTTGATCTGCTTGTCCGCCCATACCAGAGTGATAATGACAGTAATAGTAAAGTGTTGTTGTATTTTGTACGTTTAAAATAATCTGTCTTGTAGTTGCTGAAGCAAAACCAGACACGTAAGCCGATTCTGTTACAGTTGAACCATCAAGTTTATAAGTAACTCCTGTATTATAAGAACTACCACCACCATGCGTTCCATCAGAAGTTGTACTAAATTTCATGGGATGTGATGCTACAGTGCTATCAGACTGATCAAATGTATATGTTCCGCCTGATTGTAATTCTAATGTGACTGCACTTTGTGCAAACGTTGCTGTATTAGCAGAATTTCTAAATCTATATTTGTTACCACTATCAGATACAACCACAACTCTATATGTTTTTGAAGGTGTTGCCCCACCAGCAGCCCATTGCCAAGCGACTGCCGTTTCATTATTCGAATTAGAATCTGAATGACTACCAAGAGTAAAACCATCAGCATTAAAAGATGATACACCATCTCTTACTTGCTCTTCTGTGTTTGCGTTAGTTTTTACTCTTTTGGTTGCTCCTCTAACAGAATCAAACATAAATCTTGCTCCGCCATCTTCATCTCTAAGTGTACCCCATATCCAATCTGGTCTTAAATTAGAATTGCCATCATTGGTTATAGATTGAGTGCCACCGTTACCTGTATACAAAGCTGTTTGAAAATAAGCTGAGGGATCGTTTATTGTTGTGTATGCCATATAATTATCCGTAAGTATTTAAGTTTCTAGTACAAAGTGCAAAATGCCCTGATGGCACTGCATATTCAAAGTTTCCAAATCCAGCAGCATCTGCGTTGCCAGAACTAATAGTAAATGATGGATTACCAAAATTAATTTGAAAATTACTAGTCCCAGTGCTTGATTGATGTTGTACAACAGGATAGTAATCACCACTAAAAGTTTTTGAGATAGCTGTACCGCTATTTTGGGCTGTTCCGTTTACGTAAAAAATAACTTCATTATCATCTAAATTTGCTGCTACACCAATGACATCATTGTTACCAAAACCAGAACCATATGAACTTGATGACCCATTTACATATTTAGTTCCACCATCATTAAATCCAACGTTATCACTAACACTTGAGCTTGGGTATGAAGTAGTATTTATGTTCCAACCAATATCAGCAGATACTAAACCAATAAATGCAGACACTTGGTCTGTCGTATATTTTACCTCCCAATACCATTTACCTTTACTTACTGCTATAGTGCCAACAGTCGATCTTGATTGCCCTGCACCTGCAATAGTTGCTTTTAAATCACCTTCGCTAAGAGTTACATTACTAGCTTTAGACAAAAAATTAAAAGTACAAAATAAATTACTTGGTGTATCTACAGTTTGAGGATTTGTCCCAGCACTATTAACAGTAAAATTGTTACTGTTACCACTTGAATCAGTTCCCATAGCTCCTGCATTAGCAAACTTTAAATAAAAACCATTTGTTCCGTAGGTTATACCGCTAACACTTTTTGGTTTCCATTCTCCAGTAGTAGAATCTGTTTCTCCAAAAGTACTTGGTGCATAAATTTGACCACCTGTTTGATGTATTTCAGCGATATAACAAGTTCCATCACCACCTTCCATTATTCCTTGTTCAGAGTTGTGATTTATCCAACTTTGATAATCTTGTGAAGGATAGGTACTAGATTGTAAATCTGTAAGTTGTCTGTTGTTTATATAGATTTTTACTCTATCAGAGGAGGTGCTTTGTGTGCTGTCAAATTGTAAAACAACATGATACCAAGATGCTGTATCTTGAAATAAATCAGAAGCCTGTATGTCAGCTCTATTACCACCATCATATAATCTAAATCTTATACTATTGTCTGTTTGAAATATTAAATATGTGTAACTAGATCCAGCTCTATTACCTGATAATAAAAAATATGTTTTACCGTTTTCACATTTTTTAATCCAACAACTATAAGTAAACTTGCGTCTTTCTGCTGTTACAGCAGATGCTGGTGTTCTAGTTAAATTTGTACCCATTAATCAAACCTCATAGCGTTCTCTATACCAGCTGAAACAGTAATTGAAAAGGCTCTATCAGCTGTTTGTGCTTGTGCGTCTGTAGCTCTAATTGTAAAGTTATATGTAGTCGTTTGTGTAGCAGCGTTTTCAGTGCCTGTTATTGCGCCAGTTGATGTATTTAAACTACCACCGCCAGGCAGAGCACCTGATACAATTGAATATGATGTTGCATCAGTAGCTGAAACTGTAAAGTTTATTGTGCCTCCAGCACTTATAGTTCCAAGAGATCCAGCAGAAGTTTGCCAAGCTGGGACATCAGATACGGTCAGTAATGCTGATCCACTACGAACCGCATTACCATCATTATTCTCGATTCTAATAAAGTATGTTCCGTCAGTTGCTAATGTAAAGTTAGCAACTAATTGAGAGGAACTTGTGAAAGTAATTGAATTTGCAGAAGTGATTCCACCAGTAGAATTTATTGCTTCTACGATTGGCACTGATATAAAATTAGATCCGTTAATAGTTACATTGGTTGCATCGTTTGTAATTACTGTTGGGCTGATAGAAGAGATTGTTGGTTTTGTTTCACCAACTGTTACTGATCCACCAAGTGAAACAGCTGAACCATTTATTGTAATTGCAGAGTTTGCTAATGACGAATTAGGAACTGCAGATAAACGAGCATTAGGCACAGTGCCTGATGTTAATGTAGCTGCAGTAATACCTGGTGTGATCGTTACTGTATCGCCACCTTCACCAATTGTGATTGTCGATCCTGAATTTTTCTTGATCGTGTTTACTTTAATCTCTGATGTCATCGTGCTAGACTAAATACGTTGTTTGTTCCTACTAGAGGTTCGGCTGCAAAAGCCGCATATACAAAAGTAGCGCCGCCATTTAGCTCGGCATCAGTTGCTCTTAATTTAAAACCGTTACTTAAAAAATCAATATTCCAATATCCCGAGGTTTGTGCATTATTAGTATCTGCTTTCAACGCTTGACTTGTCATATTGTAAGTATCGCTTGCATTATTAAATATCAACCAATTACCAGTGTTGCTTACTCTTTTAACAATCAACCAAGCAGGTTTAAAACCTAAATAGACAAACGTTCCGTCAGCGTTGCTATTACCTGTATATTTACCAAACTTACTATAACCTTGTATAGGTGCAAAAACATAAGCAACATATGCCTCATTTTGTGTAACAATGTTATTGTAATCTACATTAAAAATAGAAGTTGTAAAATCTGGTCTATAAAAAGTATATCTTGCTCCAGTATTTGAAGTTGCGTTATTTAAATTTAATCTTAAATAATCATTATCATCAATATTTTTGTGATGAACATACCAATCTCCAGTAGCTTCTCTGTTTTTTATAATTATAAAATCAGGAATTTTACCTAAACCATGTCCTAGATTGTATCTTCCATTGCCTTGATCAAAAGCAGCATCCCATTGAACAATGCTAAAACCAGCAGTTTGATTTACTTGAACAGTCGTATTGTATCCATTAGTTGCACCATCTGTATTTGTAGAGGTAGTTCCACCATTAGCTTTCCATTGAAATGCTACATAATTTTCACCATTGTTATTTACGTTACCATTAGCTGTAACAGTAAACCCGTCTGTATTAAATGAATTTTGGTATCCTGCACTACTACTCTCAGCATTAGTTTGATTTGTTTTTAAAACTTTATCTACTCCTCTTGATGAGTCAAACACCGCATGGTCATAGGTATTACTTCTATTTTTAATCCACAACCAATCGGGTTGTAAATTTGAATTACCTGTATTTGTAATAGCTTTAGGTGAGTTGCCATCACCTGTATATGCAACATTCTGAAAATGTGCTGATGGATCGTTTATTGTTGCGTATGCCATAGTCTATCCGTAAGTGTTTAAGTTTTTAGTACATAATGCGTAAAACCCTGATGGTACCGCATATTCAAAGCTGCCATGTCCGTTGGCATCTGAATTACTTGAAGCAATAGTAAACTGAGGATTACCAAAATTAAATTGTGTAGAAAATTGGACAGAGCTTCCTGCTTTTGCTACACCAGCTCTATAAAACCCTGCCTGTGCAGCAGCAGTTGAAATTTGATAATATCCTGTTGGAGTGCTTTGATTGAAAGCACTGCCACTTGTTATAGATCCTCCGCCTGCAGCATTATCATCAGTCCACAAACCATTTTTACCGATATATAATCTGTAGTTATCACAATCAAATGCTACTTGACATATATCATTGTTTGAAAAACAAGGATTAGAATCTGTACCATAACCTTTTTGTGCACTCTCTTGTGATTCATATATTTGTGAATGACTACCAGTTCCATCACCATAGAAAAAGTAGCCATAGTTATCGTGATATGGTGCTCTTCCACCTAAAACATCATTAAAAACACCAATAAACAAACTGTCTGCGCTACTAAGTAGTTTTACTTCCCAATACCATTTACCTTTTGCAAATCCCATGGAAGAAGCAAGTTGATCTCCATTGCTTGTTGTTGTTCCTGAACTAGTACCTCTTAAGCTACCTTCTGATATATCCATTTGACTAAAATTTCTACCTACATCTACAGGGTTAATTGTAGCAAAATTATTATCTGGAACATCTGTTACTTGAACTAATGTACCATCTGATCCACCTACACCATTCACAGTAAACGTATTATTATTACCAGAAGAATCAGTGCCCATAGTTCCACTGTTCTCAAACTTTAAAAAGAAACCATTTGCTGAGTATGTAATGCCTGAAGGAGCTCCTCTAACTTTCCACATGCCAGTCGTTGCATCTGTTTCACCAAAAACGGTGGGTGCTAAAGCATATCCTATTGTACAAACTACATGTGTCATGTAACCAGTGTACATATAAGAGTTACCAGTATTATTATTATATCTACCTACTCCAGCAGTAGCAGAACTATTACCCCAAAATCCTTCTTGGTCTTGTGTAAAGCTACCATAAGTTCCTGCTGCTTGTTCACCATTTATGTAAACTTTTACCCTATCAGTATTACTTCCTTGTGTTGAATCATAAGCTACCACTATGTGATACCACGAACAGTAATCTCTATATCTACCACTAGATGTCCAAGTTACTCCTGTCCCTGACGATTTTTGTTCAAAAATTATATATCCGTCAGCGTTTTGTTTTAAAGACGAATAATTATTATTATCTACAGCTGCAGACCAAAAACCTTTCCAACCTCCAGCATCGCCATTATCAGCTAACTTGTACCATCCACTTATAGTAAATTTTTTTCTAGCTGTTGAATCTTCACTAGATGATTGAGATCTACTTAAATAAACTCCGTTACCCATTATACACCAAACCTCGCTGCATTACCTATCTCTGTTGTTATCGTTATACTGAAAGCTCTATCTGCAGTTTGAGATTGAGCATCAGTTGCCCTAATAGTGAAATTGTAAGTTGTCGTCTGAGTTGCACCAGACTCATTACCACTAATTACACCTGAACTAGTATTTAAACTAAGTCCACCAGGAAGTGAACCAGATTGTACAGCAAAGGCTGTTGCGTCCGTTGCTGCTACTGTAACACTAATTGCAGATCCACCCGCAAATGTGCCAAGTGATCCTGCTGATGTTGTCCACGAAGGAACATCAGAAACTGTTAAAACTGCACCAGATTGAACTGCATTACCGTCTGGATTTTCAATATATAATTTGTAAGTGCCATCAACAGCTATTGTAAATTTAGCTGTAATGCTAGTTGCTGAACTAAAAGATACTTCATCTGCAACAATGGTTGCACCAGAGGTAGAGTTTACAGCTGTTACTAAAGGAACAGATACAAAATTAGTTCCAGCAATCGTAAGCGTTGCTTGTGCATTTGTAATTACAGTTGGCGATACTGAACTAAAAGTTGGTCTAGTTTCACCTTGTATGGTTACACTGCCTCCAAGACTTACTGACGAACCGTTTATGGTGATTGCAGAATTTGCTAGTTTTGAATTAGCAATTGATCCTGCTAACTCATCATTTGATATTGCACCGTTTGGAAGAGTTAAAGTTGTACCTGCAGGCAAGGTGATCGTGTCACCGTTTTCGCCAATCTGTAATGACGTGCCTGACTGTGGTATAACTTTATCTACTTCAATCTGACTCATAATATAAATAAATTACCTGTAATTGTTAAAGATCCTGTAACTGTAACAGGACCAGCTAAAACACCAGAATCCATCGTCTGTGTTTCACTAATTGTTGAATTGTGTGTAGTAACGTACGTTGTTGCGTTCATTACAGGAGACGGAGTTTCTTTTGCTGGCAATGTACAAAATACTTCTTTTGTTCCTGCAGAAAAATCTACTGCACTATCACTATTGCTTGATGATAAAATCGTATTACGAGTTAACGTAGATGAGCTACCATTTAGTGTACCTCTTCCTACTTCAAACTCACTAAGAGATCTATGTGCGATACAATAGAAAGTTTCATTACTATTTCCTATACCTGCACCAAAGGTTTCAAAACCTCCAACAGCGCCAGCAAGAGTTACAGCTCCTGTGCCAGTTGTTGTCGTTGTCTCCTTGACACGATCGTTTATGATCAAAGCCATAAGAGCCTCCTACGAAATTCTTATAATAGCGTTCGAAGTGTCAGCAGTTGGAAACTGTATAGTAAACGTTCCGTTTGAAGCAGTAAAGTCTCCACCAAACGCTAATACACAAACAGCATTAGTTGTGCCTGATCCTCCAGCAGTCGTAGTATTGTAAATCAACGCTCCGTTTGCTGTAAAACTAGCAGAAGTAAACTGTGCGTCTTGAAAATCTACAAACGCTGTAGATGATCCAGAGGAGCTTGTTACTCCGTTTCTAGTTAAGGTTGCACCTCCTGCAGTGTATGCAGTTCCAGATGTATTTGTTATTTCGTTTGACGTACTGTATGCGGTCGTAGATGCACCAAGATTTGCAGATGATGTAAACAAAGCAATCTTGAATGTATGACCACCACCTGACGCAAAATTATGCTTACCTTCTAAAAGTTCACCTTTAAAAGTGTTGCATATAGCTGATGATATTGCCATTTTATTTTCTCCTTATGGTTGCTGTGAGTTAAGAGGAAAACGAAGAACGCCATCGTAGTATTCGTCTCGTCTTCTTCTACCCTGTTGTTCAAGTTGCAAGCCTTGTAATGCTTGTTGGTAGCCTTGTTCATAATATTGCAGCATATTGTCTGGACCTTTTAAAAATTTAAAAGCTTCAGATAAACACGCATACAATATAACTTTCGGGGCATTTGTACTCACCCAAGTTGTAGTATTGGAAGAGGACAAACCCGTTGGTTGCTTGTTCAAAGCTAATTCAATATTATATGCTGAATTTGGAGTAGGCGCAACATATAACCTGTCTTGATCCCACATAGCGTAATATCTAGGTTTACCTGTGCTGTCCCTATTTGGCCAATATTCATTCATATAAGTAATATCTTTTTGTTCTAAATAATCTCTTACTGGTGTAGCTCCAGCTGTATAAATTTGTGCAGATTTAACAAAAGCTGTTTGACCGATATTAGCTCCAGGCAAAGCAACAAAAGGATTACCTTGAGTTAAAGCAGCAACTTGATAAGACCTAAAAATATCTAAATCTACATCTCTAAATATACGGTTTTCTGCGTGTTCAATAAAATCATTTACAATTATATCAGTAAGAACATCAGACGTCGTTTCTGTATAATCTCTTATTTGTGTTTGTAATTCTGCAAAAGTAGTCATGTTATAGCAACCTCCACTGTACCAACAAAAGAATTAATTTTTGTATTTTTATTATTTTCGACAGGTTGCATACCTTCTGACTGAAAAATATTATTTGCAATTAAATTTATTCCTAATAAAACTGTGACTCCTATAATTTGTGGCTTTGCATTTTGTAAAGATTGTGGATCTGTAGGATGATATCTAGGATCTAATTGAGGGTGTTTAGACTCAAACTCACTTGTGTGAACGGTGGAGCCATTCCACTCTTTTACCATTTCGTTGTATGGAAAAGCCATACCAGATCTATCTGAAATTCTTTTTGCATATCTACCTGTTGCATATTTAGCCATTAGTAACCTCCACCAGTAGGAAAATAAGTTTGAGGTGTAAGATAAACACTAGTCCTTGCTCCGTCTTCGTCAGCAGCTCTTTTAAATTCATCTTCGTACAAAAGTTTTAATGCTTGCATTCTCTCTGGCGCTTTTTTCATAGATATGTAATATGCTAATCCTGCTACAAGACATGGAAGAAAACGAAAAGGAACCTCAGAATTATTTGTGTAGTCCCCAGAATCAGCCATCCGAACAAGGGCATAATATATTAGAGTGTAAGCTTCATTTGCTGCAGGATATAGATATAGTGTTGGGTTTATCGTACGTTCAAAATAGTATTGAGTTGGTCTTCCGCTGGTCGTTTTAACTGTGTAATTCCAGTATGTAGCTCTGCTTATAGCATTGACTGCGTAATCATTATTATTTGAATCTCTTATTATAACATCTGTAATATCTACAATAGATTCTGGTGCATTTGCACCAGCACCAAATAAATTCGCACCTGTAAGATTTGTAGTGTCGGCAGCTAAAGCTTTTTCTTGTTTTTTTACTGTCCAAAGATTTATACCTCTGTTAGCCCACTCAGCTAACATTAAATTTAAAGAACGTTTAGCAGTTTGCAAATCGTATCCGCTACGAACTTGCAAACCACAACGTTCATATGCCTCTTGGCATATCTGATCTATTGATAGATCAAAAGTCGATGTTGAAGCGTAAGTTGGCATTAGCCTCTTTTCTTACCTTTTTTCTTCTTCATTACTTTTTTCTTTTTGCCTTTCATGACTTTTCCGCCGCCTTTAAGCTCAAGCTTACCGCCTCGTTTCATCATCATGCCGACTTGTTTCTTTTTACCCATCATATTGACCTCCGAATATTCGTTTATAGGTTTTTGCTCTAGATACTACGACGTCTTTATAGTACCCACTTGGCCATTTGTCATAATAACCAATTTTGTGTAATTTATCAGATGCTTCTTGTAATTGCGAGAACTTTTGTGCAAGTATCATAGAATACTCTAATTCGCTTTCTACAATAGGGGTGTCCCCATTTGGAGTGACGAGAAACTCTTGTTCCTCCTCGTTGGCTGGGTTGAGGGGATGAAAACCCATAAAAAATATATCCTTTTTATTATACCAACTATTGTAATCATCTATTATTTCCTGAAATTTGTCTAAAGAATAGTTAAAGTAAGGATCACAAAATATCAATAATTCGTGAACAGAAAAATCCAATTGTTTAATGTGAGCGTTAAACTCTGCCTTGTACCACTTATTTTTTCTTTTTACTGCAACAACTACTTTATTATCTTTCCAAGTTTTTTTAGCAAATGGACATGCAGGAAAACCACCTAAATGTTTATTAGGTATTTCTAAAAAATGTTCAGACCATTTACGTACGTCTTTTTTTATTTCCTCTTCTAATGGCATCCTTTTGGATCTTTTTTAGAGGACACCTTTAAAACCAAATCCTCTAATGGCTTGTCCAGCTTTTCTGTTATACATTAGACCTCCATTAGCAGCGAATGTTTTAACATTTGTTGGTTTACCTCCAACTCCCTGAGCTTTACTTCTTTTTCTTTTTACTGCTGATCTTCTTTGACTCTCACTCATTCTTGCAGCTTTAGCTGCAGGAACACATTTAGGATATTTTCTTTTGGCGTCTGCTTTTTGTTTAGACCTACCACATTTTTTAAATCCGCCACCTTTTTTCTTTGAGCCAATATCAACCCAGTTTTGTTTAAACCATTTATCTAAACCTTTATGACCTGACATTATGACTTTTTAGTTTTTTTTCTTTTGCTTTGTTTTACAGCGCCACATCCTTTAGCTATGCCGCCTTGCTTGTAATTGGAAACCATTTTTCTTGCTTGTGATATATCATTAAAATTAATATCTCCACCCATAGCTCTTTTTGGTCCTTTAAAATCTTTTCTTTTAACACCACTAGGGTCTTTTATTTTACCTGCACATATTCTTGAAGCATAAGCATTTGCATAGGCGCTAGGATAAACTTTAAATTTACGCTTAGCTGCTGCTTTACCTCTAGGACATAATTTAGTCATTTTTTCCTCGCTGTTTGTTTTGCTCTTTTAAAGTTAGCTGCAGTTGGTGCACCCTTTGCGCCTTTCTTACGCATCTTGCCACCACGTTTTCTTTTAGCATGAATGTTTGCATATAATCCTTTTCTCATCTCGATCTTCCGTAACCTCTTGTGGCTAATCTACCAGCTAAACCTCCAACCGCTTTTTTTTCTGTATTTAAAAATGAATTTACTGCTCTTTTAAAGTCTTTTAAAGTAGTTTTATCTTTAATAGTTCCATCCAATTCAGCAGCAATTTGACTTATAGTTTGGTAATTTTTTTTGACATCAGGATTTTTATGATTGTCAACAAACTCTTTAATTGCTTTTTGTGGGTTTACAATTCTATCATCTATACTCATCCTTGCCCCCTGTATTTGACATATTGACGTCGTTTGTTTTTGTTCTTTGGCCTACTGCGTGAAGAACGCCCTATACTAGTTCTTTTTTTAACGGGTGTAAAGTATTCGTTGGAAGGTGTTTTAGCCATGTTACATTTGTGATAAAGGATTTTCTAATGCGAGTTTTATTCTCTTCTCTACCTTTTCTTCTAGCTCAGTCATGGCTGATTCCAACTTATCCGTTAATCGTGCCATGTCATCCTGAATGTCCTTCGTGGTATCTCTTAACTCCTGGTTGGTTTCTCTCGAATCTTCTTTAACCAATTGTTCAACATCATTTACTATTTTCTCTACTCGTCTTACATCTTGTCGGAGGTCATTTTTTAATTCGTTTGCAACATCGGACACTAGCCTAATTTCAGACATAATCATTTCCATTTCTTGCATAATCATCTCAACTTCTGTTTGTATGAGATCTGTTTTGCTTTTCATTTCTTCTTTGGTAAGAGCAATCTCTTTGTCAAAACCAGATAAATCTGGTGCAACGTATTCCTGTATCTGTTCTTTCATCGTTAGATAGTCTTTGTAAAATTCAAATCCGCCCCACAGTCCACCACCTAGTGTGGTTAAAGCTGTGATGATAACAAAGATCTTCCCGCCTTTGAACTTCAAACCCGCAAATTCTACTTCTGCCATTGTAACTCTATCATATCATTCATCACACCATCACTGCCACCAAATAAATAC